TTAATATTTCGAGGACCCTTTACTTTACGAGCTTTTTCTGTGTCTTTTGGGGGTTGCAAACTCTCAATAGTTTCGCCAACGGCGTAAATTTTCTGAGGCTCCTTCACGCCCTTAAATTTATAAGACCCTACAAAGACATATCTCGCAGACTTTGGCGTGTCATAATTAGTCCTACCTCGAACTGCACCCATCGCCTGATCTGTCAGCAAAACTTGACTAGGACCACAGAGACTCATTGTTCTCGCGGCTATATTCTTAGCGAGCCCCTCTAGCTCTATTCTCTTAGCGTTTGCTGCGACCCAAACATCACTCTGATGAACCTCAATAATTGTGTCCCAATGGATTCCTATCCTACACCCTAGACCTGTTTTCTTTGGTATTGATCTCTGATAGTGAAGCGCGAAATTAATCGCTTCAATTGGGGTTTCAAAAGAGCAGAGAAAGCCATCAGATCGGTCTATCTCTCTGCCGTTAAATTTGTATAACATCGACCTTGTAAGTCGATCATGCACTTGGAAATGTAGAGCCGCTCTTGCTGCGCCGTACTTCTGAACAAAAGAGGTGCTACCAATTAAATCAAGGAGAACTATTGCTAGTTTCCGCTCCTCCATTCTTATATTATTTCGGGGGAGTGCCATATTAGAGTCCCCTCTCACTCCATTATTGTTATGAACTGAGGGGGAATAAAAGAGCTAACGACCCCCGTACTTACAATCCGTCAGCTTGCCTTCTAACACCTCGACTACTCGAAATAGCTTTGAACACTCATTCTCCTCAACCTTTGCACACTTCTTAAGATGCACTAAGGACTCTAAATAAGCCTTCTCGATGTCTCGGCAAGGCTTATTTAGAGTGGGGGATGAAATGAAAAGAAGTAGGATCAATTCTAACATGAGAGACTCCTCAGTTAAGGGAGTCTATCTATATCAGAAAGAGGGCGCTAAAAGAGCTTTCCTCACTTCAGAATAATGATATGAGGGTCTATCTTCTTGAATGAGAGATAAGAGAGAGCTTCGAGCTTTTGGATTTTCATACGCAGTACGAACGAGAGCTTTCTTTGAAATGAACTCCTTGGCAGTCGCCACCTCTTTCTTGGCAGGAATATAAAACTCCTCAATTACTTCGTCCATCAACTTTTTGCGATCCTCCTCCCCCTTCTCCTGAAGATGGTCATACATAGCCATATAGTCTATTTCACCATCTTCTGTCGCAAACTGATTTAAGAACTCTTGGTCGTTGAACATCTCCTCCATCTTTTTGGTGCTGTCCTTTGTCAGCTCCTGAAGATCAGAAATGAACTTCTTTGTCTCCTCAGGGTCAACAGAAGCGAAACGTCTCTTAGAGAAGCCTGCACCCCCGCCCTTCGGAGCGCCTCTGAGTACGTCTCCTGCCATAGAACAAGCCATGCCGACTGCATAGAACCCAAGACCTGCGGTAGCGGTGGAGACTCCTGCTCTCATTTTCGACATGAATCCACGACCTTGATTGGCAGAGAACGTCTTTTCTACGTTCTTGTCAGACTCAGCTTTAGCCTCGTCAAACGCCTTTGAATCATAAGAAACACCTGCAATCTGAGAAGCCATCAAGCGGGCTGATGTCTGCTGCTTTTGCAGTTTCCCTTTTGCTGACCTTTGCGCCTTCTTGAGCTCTTTCTGAAATTCTTCTTTAGTGCTACCTGAAATCTTTTCCATTTCCTTGTCGTAGATGCTCTTAAGCTTACCCCCCACACCATCGGCATCCATGTCAGCACCCGAAATATCTAGCGCGACTTCTCCGATGGCTTTTAAGATTGTACCACCAATCTTGCCCGCCACCTTAGCGCCAACCTTGGCGGCTTTTAGCATTGGCTTGGCAACAGTCCACGTTGCCTTACCCGCCCCAACGGTTTTATCCTTCACCTTCTTAGAGGTGTCCTTCACCTTCTTAGCCGCCCTTGCAACTGCCCTGCCCATGTCTTTCAGACTAGACCACTTATCCCCCATATAAGCTTTGACTGTAGATGCAGAAGCGAGACCCTTTGAAGCAGACCCTTTAGCAACCCCTAAAGCAGACACCGCGCTCTCTGAAATGTACCTAGCGAAATCCCTGCTACTAGAGAGATATTTAGCGATGTCTTTTTTCATATCAGAGTCTGCATTGCTGTCTGTAAGAATATCAGCGGCATAAGAAGCGCTAATGTCCTTTTGACTCTTCTTCTTCCCTTTGACGGGGACTCTGCGCTTCTCCTTCGACATCATACTTAAAAAGGACTCAGCGATCTGCCCATGAGCAGGGTTTGAAGGGTCAAACCCTAAAGAAAGCACCGTTTTTTCGACATACTTCTGAAGCTCTGCCTCAGACATATCTTCGGGGGGCGCGTCTTTAAGTGCTACTTTGATCAGACCCCTTCTTGAGGCGATCTTAGGGAGAACATGAGATCGCAGCGAGGGCTCAACATAAGCAAGTTTTATTATGCGCTTTTCTAGGTCTTTTTCAGAAGAAGCGACCCTTGTAGTAAGAACGGGCAGTAGCAAACCCCTGATGTCCTCATTCTCATATGCAACTTTAATCAGCTCACTCTTTAAAGACATGGTAAACCCCCTGTTTTTATCTACACAAAAAGATAAAAAAACTATAGATGGGTAATTTGAGTCTTATTTTTTTGTTTATATCTCATAGATAAAGTCCTTCAATCTCATCAAACTAACAATGGGGAATCTTATGAGAAGAACAGCAAGTGAAGTCCTAAGAGATTTAGAAATGAGAGTAAATCGCCTTGAAAAGAAAGCCTCTGATTTCGATCACCTTAAGAGCCCCCAAACAGGCAAGATATATGACCACCTGAGGGAGAGAGCTCCAAGAGGCGGGTTTCGTAGACTAGAGAAACTCTACGAGGAGATGAATGACCGCTATGATGGAAATCTAGAGGACTTGCTAGAAACCTTCCTAGAGCATGATGATATCCCGTACACCAAAGATGTTATGATTGGGGGCGTGGTTAAGAGGTCAAAGGATACTGTGTTCTTTGACATCTATGTGCCTGTAAATAATGGCGGGTATAGCATCCATAAGGCTGTTCTTAAAAACTTAGGTGAGTATGGTGTGACTATCCAAGAGCGTCTTGAAAGGAGAGCCTCTATGGGTGCTTCATTTACTGTGACAAGCAGTAAGTCAGAAGACCTTCAAGGTTGGGACGATGAGGGGCTCATGGATTATACAGACGAGATTGTCACGGGAGAGGAAAAGGCAACTACAAAGACTTTGATGAGGGTTCTCTCTGAAATGACTCCGCCATACGATGAGTGGGATGAAGTTAGCTATGATTGGAAGTCTAGGGTCGTAATGCCAGGTCGAGATATTATCTTAGAAGTCAACTTCCTAAGAAATGCTAGGGAAAGAGACTACATCATCAATCTCGGAAATAGCGAGTATTACAGTAAAACAGGAGAAAACCTCCCTGAGCCTCTGATTAGAAAGATCGAAAAGCACTTTGAGATTCAACGCCGTTTAAGAGTCTGACCACTCTTCTTGCTTCTCTAAGAACAGATCAAAAGCTTCAGAGTCAAAGCCATCGACCCATCGAACAGACGAGGAGAAGTCCCCTGTAGGGAAATAGATGCGGCGGTTGGTCTGAGGCTCACGAAGAAGGGCGTTCTCAAGACAAGGGGAAACCCCATCTAGGAACAAGCCCCGTCCTCTCACAAAACAAGGGAGAGGTCTAGGCAGAAACAGAGGTAAGGACTCCCCTTGTATTTCAAGGGGGCGAACAAGATCTGTTATAACTTGGCGATACATTTTAGACATGACACTTCTTACAGCCTCTCGGTGCATGGCTAGTTTTCTCCTCTTTTTGTCTCGCCTGTTCTTCTGATCTTGGGTTGAAATGCCCCCGCCCCTAAGACGCTCATGTCGGTGCTTTCGGCTACGATAAAGCTTCATCCTACGCTTCACTCTAGTCTTATTTCTCCGATACCACCGCGCCCGTTCATTTCTCTTTGAGAGGGTGTTCTTTCTCTTATTTCTCTTATAATCTCTTGAAGTCTCCCATTTCATGCGACCTTTTTGCTCTCGTTGCCTGCGAACAGGGACGCGCAAAGATATGTCAGCCCTAGCCACGCCAAGTCGCTCAGAGTCTTCATCCGATGCAACCATAGGTCTACGAGCGATGCCTGTAGTCGATTTCCCATCTAAGTAGGGGTGTCCATATTCATCGCCAGGCATAGCAGAGGAGCGAGGGCGCTGATGAAGGGGCTTTCCTTCAGGCTGATTCGGTATCGCATTAGGGCTCACCTTAACCCCTCTATTTCGAGGTGAGCCTGAGCTGTCAGAGGGGGCGTTAAAAACAGGCGGACCCGCTCTTTGCTCGTCTCTGCCTTTAGGGTGTCCACTAGGGAGAGGGAGAACCCGATCTCGTCTAGGCTTCCCATCTTCGGATGAAGAGGGCTCTTCCTTTTTGTTCGAGTCGTTCTGAATCTGATCTTGGCGAGTCTTATTAACCCACGTCTGAACGCCCGCGAGGTCTTGCATAATCCTCGCGGCTATTCTTTGAGAAGATTCCCTTCGAGACACCTCGTCCATTTCAGCCTCTCTTACGGAGATACCTTTGAGCCACGCTCTCGGAGCCCATTCTCAAGTTCGCACCCTCAGAGTCTTTATAGACGGGCGCTGAGGGAGCAGGGGAGTGCTTCGCTGCGATGTCTACAAGCTCTCGATCACTATGAGGAAGTCTCTGTCGATAAAAATCAGAGCCCATCGTAATCAAGGCATAGTTAGTCTTATCTAAGTTGCGCTCTAACTTAGATAGGGCTTCAGGGATGGTAAGGAAGGTATCGCCACAGAGACGATATATTTCTTCCTCAGCGGGAGAGCCTCTTAGAGCCTCCACCATCTGACCTACTGCTATTCTGAGGCGATATGCTTCTACTCTAGCATCTGAAACACCGCCTGCTAAAATAGACCATGAAGCCTGACTTGAAGATATCTTCTTTGTACTCATATTCAACGCCCCTTCTTATTAAGAGAAGGGGCTAGATAAAGAGTCTAAAGTTAACCCTCGATGAGCTTCTTAAGAGCGTTAGCTACGCCCTTAGTCTCTACAGCGATGATTTCATCAAGAACCTCAGGTCGAGAGGAGTACTTCTCATAGGCGATCTTGGCTCTCTTTCTCCATTGAGGGCTCATATCCCACTCAACGCCACTTGGTAAGTGAGCCACCTTAGACTCATCCTTACCTATAGATACCGCACCTTGATCGGGTTGTACTTCCCCATCAATCGCGCTCAGAATTTGAGAGTTCTCTACTGCCTCGGTGTCTTCGGGAGCTGAGGGCTCAACATTTAAAGAGACTTCCACGTCATCTTCTACAGAGAGAGAATCTGATGCGGGCTTGCGCTCAATTACGTCCTCTCGGTCTAGGTTATCAAGCCTGCTGATTTCCTGCGAAGCCTGCGAGCCATCTGAAATGACAGTCTTTTGCTTGCTCGCTGTCTTGATCTTAATTTGACCAACGGGCTCTGCACCCTGAGACTCTGAAATCCCGCCGCCTGAAACCTCTGCACTAGAAGCTCCTGCGACAATCGCCCCGCTCTTGCTCTCCACGCTCGCAACTGAAATCATGTCCTCATCTTGAGACTCTACAACGAGAGGGAACTTCTTAGGCGCAGAAGCTTCCTTCGTAGCTCCCGTTGGTGCAACTTCAGAAACAGCTCTTTCTTCCTCATAGACTGTCTCGACAGCCATTTCCTTCTTTGGCTTTGAGGGAGTTTGAGCCTCTATCGCCTCATCAACATTTTGAGGAGCGGAAGCGTCTGTGATTGTCAGCCAGCCCCGCTTCACCCCTGCACGAAGCTCAGGCATAACTTCCGTAGTCCCGCCAAACTTTAGAGTATACCCATCATACTCTACGATGTCCCCCTTTCGGAGGTTCTTCTGAAGGCGACCCAAATGTACTGTCGTCTGTGCTTCGAGCAAGACAAATTCATCTCTCTTAAACTCCATGTTTGTTCTCTCCATGTGAAAGGGTTAAGAAGTTATATATACTACCAATAAAAATCTAATCAAGAGGACAAAAAACTACTCCTCAGGAGCAAACTTCTTCATCTTTTGATATTCAAGAGCCATCTCCATGTAGCTCTTATCTATTATTTCATCATTATTTTTAGCTCTCATAAGAGAGTCATATATTTCGTCTGAATAGTCAGAGATGTTCTTTTTAAGAAATTGCCTCGTCTGAGCACCCCTGTACGCATCTAGCACAGAGTACATTCTCATCACCATCAAGTCTCTTGAGATTTCTGCCTTGGCGGTGCGAGGGGGGGTGTCGCCAAACAAGTTCTTAACCGCACTAACTCCATCGGACACATAAGAGAGCGGTTCAAGAACATTAGATAAGAATCTAGTCCCCTTAGTAAGAGGATCTCTTAGGTCGTGAAGAGCATAAGACTCTGAAAGGGAGCGGGCTTCTCCAACCCCTTCATTTAAGTAAGCCTCAAATACCCCGCCCATTTTTGAAATGGCTTCAGAAAGCTCTTCCTCAGAGCTTGCTGATTCAAGCTGCTTTTTAACACCTTCCATTTTAGAGGAATACTCCTCATTCAATTCAGAGGGGTTGTTTCTCGTATTAGCTAAAAACTTAAGAGCTTCCACGAGACTTTCGGGGGTGTCAGCTCTCTCTGACAATTTTGTTGAGATCTTGTCTATCGTCTCAACACAAGCATTCTCTAGGTAGCTTTTAACATTGAAACCTAGAACACTAGACTCATCTAATTCACCACCGCTAAAACCAGGAATGTCCTCTAAAGAGAGCCCCATCTCTTTTAAGCCCTCAAGACCAAGCGAACCAATCGACCCTGCTATTTCATCAATAACAAAAGACCTGACAGCTTTAGCGCTATGTTGTAGTGCTTTTTTCCCGAACCGCTCTTTAAGAAGGCTCTCTATTTCTCCTTCATCTTTGCCCTGCATCTCTTTATTCAACTCTGAAATATCTTCCAAGCGGAAGAAAGATAAGACTTCAGACGCTTTTTGTGCAGAAGCTTGTGACAAAAGATAGCCGATAGCATAAGCCCCCCCTTGGACAAGTTCGCTTTTTTGTTGGGTTCTCTGCCACAGGAAGCTGTCGAGAAAGTTAGAATAGAAATTCCTGCGCGTAGTGAAAGAATAAGCATTGAAACTGCCGTCTAGCCTTTTGCAAAAATCCAAAGCTTCAACCTTATCGGGACTAGACATTAGGCGATTGATATTCTTCTTGAAGTCCTCATAGCTAACAACTGAGGAGTCAAGCTCTTCAAAGGCTTCTGCCCGATCTTTATTTCTGCTGTAATAGTCTAGGTAGAGGTCGAGAAGGGTTTGCTCTGCCCACTTATTCTTCTTCTTAGCTTTAGAGATCAGAGTAGAAGCGGTGTTGGACTCTTCGGTGTCGGGGTCAACCCAAGGACCTAAAGAATCACTCTCAACCAAATAAGCATGAAATAAGAAATTGTTCTTAGCCTTCCTTAATGCTTCTTTACGTTCTAGTTCGTCCACCTCTTTTTGAAGCTTATCAACATTCCCTCCTTTTAACTCTTTCTCTCTTTCTAGCTGCTTCTTCTTCTCTTGTAGAGTTCTCTTCCGATCTCTCTTGTTTTGCTTCTTTCGGGCAAAACGATCTCCGAAGGTGTCACAGGATTCGCTCTGTAGACCATATAAAATATATGGAATTAAAATAGGTCTTAAATGAGGTTCCTCATAAGCGAGCCGTATTAGTTTGCCTAGTAAGTTCATGTGAACCGCCTCCAACATTATTGAAAGAGAAGATGAGATTGAGAAACTATTATTTCGCCTATGGACAGCACCTCTCTGAGTACCTCGCAACGACATCATTTCCTTCTGCTAGATTCTTTAAGTTCGCACTCGTCAAAGACTATAGGCTCTGTTTCAGCCCTCTAGGTCTTTGTGGCATCGTCAAATCTAAAGAAGGAGATTATGTCGAGGGTATTCTATACTCAATTGACGCAAATGAAATACCCGAACCTTTTGAGGGCAGTATAAAACTAAGCCTCCCCGTCCTTACAGACGAGGGGAGATGGGTCGATGCGATCACTTTTGTGAATAAAGAAAGTGAAAAAAGCGCAACCCCTGAGCAAGAGCTTCTTGATTTGCTCTTTAAGAAATACCACGACTATGGGTTCAACCGAAAGAACCTAGAGTCGGCTCTCGAACCTTAGTGATATTTTCTTCTTATATGGACGTTTTTATAAGAATTATCAGGCGCAGGATAATCATCAGACCAATCATTAGCTGGACCTATCACTTCAGGATAGGTTGGGTCAGGCACATCATCAGGAGTCACATACCCACCCTTTAACATAAAATGCCGAACTACGGTATGAATCACTGGCGTACGAATCGAATATCTCTCTATATTACATTCCCTTGCAACAAGGCTTATTGTATTATCTGAGATTGTTCGTTCAATTTCGCGAAGGGCAAGTTTAAAACGATCAGATTTAATTCTAGTTTGCCTAGAAACAGAGTCGAGTATCTCTTCAATTTTTCTGACGGCGGTCGGCACAGACATGAACCTGCCTGCTTGTCTTTCAAGACGAGCAACTCTTACTTGTAGCTCTTTTAGGACTTCACTTGCTGATCTTCTCATAATGGTTCCTCTCCATTAAGGTTAAGAAGGGCTAAAGTACACTCCATACAAGAGAGATAAACAAAAAAAAAACCTCAACCCCCCGAAGGGAGCTGAGGTTCTTTCTGAGTCTCACCTAGCGTCCTATTTCTAAGGCGCTATTTCACAAGCTATTAGCGAGTGACGGTGAGGCGAGCAAGACCGCGAGGGTTGTACGCGCCAATACCGAGATTCTCAAACACGCTGAAGCCGATGGTACGAGCCTTCGGGTCGTCAGCAGAGAGAACAGTCAGCTCTGTACGGACAGGGATGCGACCGAACATCTCAGGCTCACAAGCAACGTAGACAGTCCCCGCAGGAACAAGACGGCTAGTGATGACCTGTGCGCCCCAAAGGGTAGCCTGTAGACCTGTCTTAAGAAGAGCGGCTTGACTCTCGATGTCGAGAATGTCACGACCGAACTTACGGATGTCTGCGTAGTCGCGAGCGTTCATGTAAACGCGAGCAACACGGAGATCGTGACGCTCGATGAGCGCGTAAGCGTCAGCGAGGACAGCACCATTAAGAGGAGCGATGACAGGAATGTCAGCGTTCGTCTGACCAGGAAGGCTATCGAACCCACTTGTAGCAACTGCGTCAAGGATAGCGAATACACGCTCGTCCTCAGCAGCCTGAATCTGAGCGCGAGCCAAGTCCTGAGCTCTCTCAATCAGATCGAAGCGACGCTCCTTAATCTGAGTGAGGGGGATTTCGGGGTTTGACGCGATCTCAAATAGAGGGAAGATCACACGACGTGGCTTGGTGATAGCGAGAATGTTCTCGCCCTCTTCACCCACTACGAACGCGGTGACATCGGGGTCTTTGTCGTAGATAGGTAGAGCGCCATCGGGCAACTGCTCAACGAGGAAAGTCTTACGACCAACGCTCGTATAGTCACGGCGAAGGCGAAGGGGCTGTGTCATTGAAGCGGCGAGCTTGCTACGACCCTGTGGGGTCTTGATGTAGTCAGCGATGAGCTTCTGCTTTACTGCGTTATCAACATTAGACATAACTGATCTCCTTTCTATCAGATGCGTTGGTCATAAACCAACTCGTCTGAGTTGGAGTCAGGAACAATCTTAAGAACACCGATGACAAGACCACCGTCAACTGCGTGAGCAGACGCTGCGTCATTGGTAAGAAAGCCGTTGATTGAAGCAATAAGCTGATCACCGACAGTATAGGTGAGATCACCGAAACCACCTGCCTGAGTCTGAGTCTCAAACAGCTTGTTGCCGTAGCAACCCTGTGCTGAGACGTATGGACCACGATTGCTCGCAACGCCAGGCTGATTCTCAAAAGCATTTCCGACTGCATTGTTGATGAACACGCCAAGAACGCGCTCAGTTGCAGCAGGAGCAGCAGTAGGACCACCATGTGTGTTGTCACCATCGGGGCGAGCGAAAGCAATTGAACCCGAAAGAATACCGAGAACAACACCATCGAGAAGTCCTGATGCCTGTGTGACAGCGGCAGGGTCGGGAGAGTGGGCAGGGGTACTCTGAGTGAAAGCGTCTGCGGTAAGCTGTCCAACGGTGTTACGAACACCAACGTGCAGAATACGGAGTGCAGAGCTACTCTCAGTAAACCCACCACTAGCTTGTCCAAGTAGAGCCATAGTTAATCTCCTAGAAGCTCATACTCCTTGTTTCCAAGAAGTAGTGTGTTTGTGAAATGGGAGCGAGGCTCCCGAAAAGATTTACAACAATAATGCGTATTAAGATAAAGGAACTAAAGAGTTCCTTTTATCCATTAACCGAAATACTTGCTCACGTCGGGAGCTGACTCCCAAAGCTTAGAAAGCTCATCGGTTGCGCTAGATGCCTCGCGACTAATGTTGCCGAGAGTCTTAACAGAGGCTTGGCGAGTAGTCGTCTGAGGGCGGAAAGAAGCAGACTTCTTTGTAGCCTCCTCCTCAGAAGCCTCCTCCTCAGAAGCCTCCTCCTCCG